TATTTACATTTAAAAAAGTTTTACTTGAAGCTGGTTTCTTTGAAGAACTTAAAAAACAATTTGGAGACTTAGATAAATTTTTAGAGGACAATGCAGAAAAATTAGACGAGATAGCAAAAGCAGTAGGACAAAATTTAGCAAGTGCTTTAGTTGGTGCAGTAAATATAGGTAAAGAATTAATTCCTGTTATTAGAGAAATAGGTTCAGTTCTTGGAACAATTATAAAAGGTTTTATGGAACTACCAGCCTTTGTTAAATCTGTTGGTTTAGTTGGTGCTATGCTTTTTGGAAAAAAAGGTGCGGCGGCTCTAGCTGGAATATCATTTATAATTGGTAAAATCAAAGAATTATCAGAATTACCTAAAATTATTCCTATAGAAAATATGGATTTAAAAACAGTTGAGGATTTTAATAAAGAAATAACAAAATTAAAAGATCAACTTATTGAGCCTGTAAAACTCTTTGAGGGTGAAGATGGTGAAGATGTTTTCAGTACTTTAACAGATGCACAAGTAGCATTTAATAAATTACTTGAAGATCAAATAGCACTTTTAAATGAGGGAAAAGAAGCAATTAGAGGACAATTACCACATCATTTAGAATTGCACAAAGGGCTTGTAAGTATAAATGAGGAAAGAGAAAAATCTGTCGATCATACTAAAAAACTTTCAAATGTTTTTAAAAATATTCACGAAGCACATATACAACATAAAAAACAGATAGAAGTAGAAAATTCTTTAAGAATGGAAATACTTGAAAAAGTACAACAACAAAATGAACAATTTAGTTTATCACAAGAAATTTTTGATGGTATCAATAGAGGTGTTTCTACTTTTTCAAAAGGTATTGCAGAAGCTTTAGTATTAGGAAAAAAAATAAATATGACTTTCAAACAATTTGCTCAACAGTTATTAGTTGATATTATTGCAAAAACTATTGAAAGACTAGCTTTACTTGCAATAGAGGAATTACTTTTAAAAAAGTTATTTAATAAAGATAATAGCAGACTAGCAACTGAAAAAAAAATTACAGCAGAAAAAGCAAAACAAGTTGCACTTCAAGCCGCATTATTAGCTTTGGGTGGCGGAAGCGGTGGTGGCTTCAAATTATTTAATAAAGGTGGTTCTGTTAGAAAAGACCAACCTGTTATAGTTGGTGATAGTGCTTCAGGTAGAGGTGGTGAATTGTTTGTACCAAATTCATCAGGTCAGATTATTCCAAATTCAAGACTTGGTTCTATGGGTGGTGCTGTAAATGTTAATTTTAATATCAATACTGTTGATGCTTCTGGTTTTGAAGAATTACTTGTAAGATCAAGAGGAACAATAACTCAACTAATAAACAATGCAGTAAATGAAAAAGGGAGAAGTAGTATAATCTAATGGCTGGTGCATTTCCAATATCTTCTGCTGGTTTTTCGACTCTTGGTATTCGTAGCATACAGAATACAATTATATCAAAATCACAATCAGGTAAAAAACTTGCAAGACAAATAGATGGTCAAAGATTTGC